TAACAATTTGTTACGGGTATTAGTATCCAGTATGCCTGTTACGACCAATTGCATTTTCTCTATAGTATTGATTTTCTTCCTCCTCCAACTCATCTGTCTCCTCGAAATCTTCCTCCTCAAGGGATCCCATATTTTCAAGACCTATACAGAGAGTTGCCGTGCTATCAAACTGGTCATCTAACTTAGCTTGCTTACCGCCAGTAAATTTAAGATTCTCATCCTTATAAGAAGGAAACCAAGAACCATCAACATCGAATCGTACAAGTCCTGACTTCATCCTTTTCTGATAAGGCCTACCTCGAACTGCCTTATCTTTTACTGGATTAAGGATTTCAAAATTTAGATATATATCACGGGACTGCATTTCATTACGAATCATAGGCCAGACGCTATTCCATATGATACCTCCCTCAACAAACCACATTTGTGGCTTCCATCGGGACTCCATCATAAACATCTCCTCAATCCACTCGTCGGTACCCCACCTACCTACGCGGCTATCTACAACATGTAGTAGATTATTTATATCCTTTCCACCAGCAGTGAAGGAGGTTCTATTTGCAAGATCGGCCTTGGATACAGCAAAGTCACAACCAATATAATACAGTTTTTCAGAGTCTTTGTCATCCTCTGACATAGGAATAAAGTATTCGGACTTGAGGTAAGCATCAGCCATATCCTGAGGGTCATTGAGGAACTCCTGTGCGTAACCGCCTGGATCGCCATCTTCCTCAAACTCTTCTTGCTTGTCCCGCAACTGTTGTGCGGTCCATCTTTCCGGCCACAAGATATTCGAAAAGTCATCGTAGGATTGGTGTGCCTTGTAGAATAGGAAATGCCACTTCTTATTCTTCAACAAGCGTGAGAGGAGTGAATCTTCGTGTAGGATAGTTCCATGTACACGGATCTTCCCCGACTTACTAAGGGCTTGCTTACAGGCACGGAAGAACCACCTTCTGAATTTCTCCCTTCTCTCCTTAGATTCAACCTGCTCATCGTCCTCCATGTCATCACAGACAATCAGATTAGGACGCTTACCATTCCATAAGGCACCACGGATTTTTTGCTCCGACCCGCGAGCATTAATACGGAAGCGGTGACCATCATCGCATATTACAATAATTTCAGTTTTCGCATCGCTCTCAAATCCTACAATGCCAAACTCCTCACGAAGGTCGGTATTGGTGTGCAACTCCTCACTAATGTTACTAAGCTGCTCACTTGCCTTCGGCTCTGTACTACCAATGAGGATGACATAATCGGAGGTACGAAAACACACCTCTGCCATTATGTAATCGAATGTCAACCCTGTCGATTTGGCATGATCGCGGGGAGCAACGCAGCCACACGAATCATAATCACTCGTGTAGAGTTTCCAGGCTTCCCTATGGAAAGGTGGCGTCGGCATTGCATTGTCATACCTCGGGGAGAGGAATGTACCGGCGAATGCCTCCACCAACTCAGATGTAAGTTTTACTGCCATAAACTTCCATGCAATTCAAACTGCAATCTACTACCGCTATTCATACCAATACGCCAAAGGGAGGGATTGGGAATATAATTACCTACACTCACCTGCAATATATACTCCGTTCCGTATCTATCCCTTTGCTGACGATAACAGAGGTTATTATTATTTATGTAGGCAAGAATAACATCATTACTACCTACTCGTGTTGGTATTGGCCTCTTATCATCCATCGTAACGCAGGGATAAGTAACGGTAGGGTCCATAATTACAAAAGCATAGGCATGTGCAATTGGGTCATACCAATAATAACCAGCACCGTATTGATCCACATAGGAGATAATTGGAAACATACTTTGATCGAAGGCCAACCTACACCAAGTAGCATTCACGCGGCTGAACAGATAAATAGGCGCAATGGTACTTGTGCTGATGTAAAAGTCACCACTCAATCCATTCGGTACTATCTCAAGATACCAATTCTGCACCTGCAACCCTTGTGAAGGATCCTGCAATCCAATACCTCCAAGGGTCCAATCCGTTACTGACGTAATAGGAAAGTTATCCGGCGTCAAATATGTATTATATATTGTAGGGGGATTGGATAATGTAGGAGGTGTAATCATGGATACCTAGCCCAGGAGATATTCCAATTCATCGTTAGGGTATAAAGGGCAGTCTTAGGAATGTAAGGAGATACGGAGAATTGATACTGCCCGTGATTTGTCTCAAGGGTGAAGGCAGTAATACCCCCACTTAAATTAATTCTATTAAGGGGGACAACACAACTCATTGAGTTTGTGTAGGTACCATTTGTATATGCTGCAAGGGAAGTACCAAACTCACTAGGCCCACCATCACTCGTACCTGTAGGGTGTCCCGTAACAGTTCCTACAGTCCCATTATATCCATAGAAAAACCCACGCACGCCATAGTTAATATCATAATGCGATGTAAGGGCAAAGTCAGGAACTGTACCTACATTAGCTCGAAGATAGTTACCTGTATAGGTAACACCGCTAATTTGGAAAGAATAAGCATTAGTTGTTAGGTCAAGATACAACCGCATCTCATGGTATACAACAAGGGCATCACTACTTGTTACAGTTATGGTTCCGGGACTACCACCAACAAGGATAAGGGCATGTGTAAATAGTTGAGGCTGCGTATCTATCTGAGCCGTATTACCAATACCTACCTCTGCTATGTTACCTACAACAGCACCAATAGCAAAATTATAAGTACGAATACCTGACCAATATGCAGGAGGACCTGCAACATATTGGGAAGAAGAGAAGCCCTCCACATTACTACCAGTACTTGGTGGATACATTGCAAGAAAGGAAGTAAGTTGCGTATCTGTAAATGCAGGGGTTGTTGTACCTGTACCTACACCGCAATGAGTTCCTATGTATTGCTGAGTGTAGGATACATTATAATTCGGCGGGGCAGAGCCAATCCAATCCATACCTTGATTGGTAATTAGGTTAGGAAACCAGCCTGTATCTTCCTTAATACTTCCATCTTCCCTTTTTACACAGATACGAAAGTATCCTTGCATTTTAGTTTCAGTATTAACAATCATGTAAGGGTTCCATTCTGGATACTTATACTTGTCTGTATTGCATCATAAGGGATGTTATAAGTTATAGCAGTTGCAGCTATTATTGTACCATTTAAGATGGCAATACTAGCCTTAATACTTTCTGGCCCATCAGAATAATTTAGATAACTTTGTGATATGAGAAGGCCATTCTGTATTGATATACTTGCAGTTATACCATCAAGGGGGTATACATAGTAATACTGTTGATATGTTAGAATAGAAGTATCAATAGTAATACTTGCAATGAATCCATCCTCTGCCTGTACTACCCCGAATAGTTTTCCATTACTAATGATAGGGGCCTTGGCAAGGAAGGAATCAGATAGTATATAAGGATAGAGGGTGGATGTTTCGTAGAGGTTTGTAAATTGTGGTACGGCATTCCCATCCTCAGGTAGCACAGCCAAACGTGTTACTTTATCATAGGTGTTGCCGAGGGATGTACCTACTACAAAATTGATACTGTAGATATTGCCTGGAACCCCAAGGCGTATGCGCTGCTCGATCCAACCTGCATGAACTGTTATGCCTTGGAATAATAGATATGCGGGGTTGGTATCATCACCGCTGAATACCGTGACTGTGACAGCTTGGCTGGTTATGGTTTCCCCTGCGGCCAGAACATCACGGAAATCCCCTAGGTAGGATTTCGTCTCCACCACAGTCTTACTATCACTTGTATATAGCACGACTAGTAATTTCCACCTGGGGCAATTACAGCGAGGCGACCCTCCTTACTATAGTTGTGACTGCCTGATGCAGTGACGACACAGACAATGAGGTAGAGATTCCCAGCAACACCGCCGCTTATATTAACCGTGACCTGCATGGATGCATTAGTGATGGTACCAACCATCGTTGATGGAGAAGGGTCGGTACCAGAGAAGACGGAACAAGAGACAGCACTCCCCGTTACTGTCTCCCCAAATTGTAACTTATCAGAGAAATTAATAACAAGGGGTATTGTCTCTGCCGCCGTCTTACTTGGAAATTGAAGGAGTGTCATTTCTTCTTACTCTTCGCCTTCTTCCCTCCCTGTGGAATCGGCAAACCCATCGCCATCCTCTTGTGCTGCGGGATCAACTGACTGTCCTTCGACGGTGATTTCTTGGTAGATGCCATTTTCATTTCTCCGTGTCTCTATGGTTTTGGTTACGCCACCTTGCAGGTACAAGAGTCGTTCAGCAAGGCGAGCAAGGCGATCATTAGTGTCGATGATTTCTTTCGGAATACTACTGCCACTCCCAATTCGTTTCGTGGCTTCCATCTGCAACCGTGCTGCCGCTACTCTCTCCTTCGGACTACCATTTGCCATCACCTCACTAATTACTTCCACCGATTGCACAAACATCGCGTCGAGTTGAAGGCCTGCCGCTTGACACATCTCGGCGATGTAGTCCTTCATCAGGGGTTGTTTGGACAGCATGGTAATGTATTCAGGTGTGACGCCGACAACATTGGAAATGGTGCGACGATCAATACCCTGAGCCAACATAGCACATACCTGCTTATGCTTCGGCTTTAATTCCTTCATCTGCCAGCCGACAACATTTTCCCCTTCATCAAGGGGTTGTTCAACCATTGCATTCATTTCCATTTCCCTACCGCTGGAGCACGCTTCGCCGTTACCTCTTTGGGAATCTTCACCTGCCTTGTCATAGGCACGGCATGCATCTTCGCGAAGCCTTGATTGATCTTCGCCTCATGCAGTTTCGGCACAGCCATTTTCGCAACCTGAAATCCTTTAAAGACATTACGCATTTTCCTGTTCCTCCTTCCCGTGATGTTCCAAGTAAAGGGGATCCTCCTCCAACATGTCCTGCACCCTCTCCAACTCCTCCTTCTGTTCATCAGAGAGGAGGGAGAAAAGATATTCGTGCTTACTCTTGATGGCCATAAGAGGAGGTACCGAAAAGGGACAGAGAGACCGTAACACAGCTCAGATGAAAAGACAAGAGGGTTCGTAGAAACACTGACACTTCGCATAACAATAGCACCTTCAATGATAATGTACCTGAAAATTCAAAAGTTGCCGCGCGTAGGAAAATGCCTTTAAGATTTTTTGCAGTCACGCGATTTGCCTCCCCGTCATGCGAATCATTCTCATTATCATTCACATTATGATATGTAATCGCATTTGCAAACAATTATCGTTCGCGCATTGCATGTTATACTGTATGGTTCGGTATTGTATTGTGTAATGTATACTGTACGGTTCAGTATGATAAAAGGATGGGCAGACAATCTGGAAATAGTTTGAAAATAATTTGAACTATCTGCGCAGATGATTGTCTATCTATCTGTAGCATTCATTATCAACGATTGGAGTTCATCATGTGTGACGATTATTCAGATGCTTTTAAATCATTACAATACTTTTACATGCGCTGGATGGAATTGTATGCTGAATATTCATTCCATTACGATAACGAAAGTGCTGCGCATCTCGCAGATGAATCATGTGAAAATGAGCGAAATTTTGACGAAATACTTTGAACTTTTTACACTGCGCATTGTCTAATTGATAGTGTGCAGAATAAAGAGTTTACAACGTGAAGCATGTGCACGCTCTCACATGCAATATACGATTGGAGATTGACATGGAAAACACACAAACAAAGTCACGTTGCAAGATTGCAGACGTGACGTACAAGTCAAGTGTGACGATTATCTGGGATGATTGCAGCGTTGAAGATGTGCAAGCACTCGCTGCGCAGAAAGTCGTCAACAAGTTTCAACAGCAAGCACGCGAAGATAATAAACCAGTTGCTGAAACGATCACGTTGTATGCACGCGATTACAAACAGGGATTGCGTAAAGCTGCACAAACTCCAGAGCAGATTCTTGCTAGCTTGAGTGAAGAGCAACTAATCCAGTTGATGAAAGCCAGGGGTTTGATGTAATAACGTGCATGTGAAGTATTGCACTCTCTTTGTTATATGTGTTGTGAGAGTGCAATGCTGCACTTGTAATGTTGCAAGTGTAATTGACGATTGGAGATATAACATGACTGTCTCAAATAAAGAACATGATTACTTCGCAAGCGCAACTATCACACTTGATGTGTTGATTGCACGTCTGCAAGCACTGCGTGAAGAGCATGGAAATAAATGTGTGCGATTGTTCGATGAAGAGTTGAATTACACAATTAGTAATGCTCAGGAAAATGTGTATTATTGTGAACAACCAGATGAAGTGTTTATTCTGTTTGATATTGAAAAGCCGGAATAAGTATACAATTTATTGAAGAAAATCCTGTAACAATTTGTTATGGGATTTTTTAAGATAATCTGTGAAGTGTTGTATATGTTAGTAGTGTTGTATATGTTGTAAGTGTTTAGAGTGTTAGTAAGTGTCATATGCTTCTAAAAAAATATTTAAAAAACAAGCATGCAGCTTACTAACATCATTAACACTCGCAACACTCGCAACATCACTAACATATACAACACTTGCAACACTCTGTCACGCTGCTATAATGAGTCACATGCTGTCACTAGATACATGAGACAGCGCAGCAACGCTCACTATTGCAGACAAGTAAGGTAAATAACATGGCAACAATGAAGGCTGGAATGGTCACGACCGTTCGCATCTCCCCAAAGGATTGCATATCCATACTAGACATATTGGATGTGGCGCAGGTGAGGAGGGACAATATGTCCTTCGCATCCTGTACATCACTTGCGCTGTCCAGCTTGATTGGGATGGCCCGGCAAGCGGGCATCATCGAGGAGCCAGACGGATTCGCCTTCCTTGATAAGGTTGGCCCGTATAGGGATGGGAAGAATAATAAGGTGAAACACCTTACTTCTAATAGCCTGTATCTAGCAGCACAGCATGGATCTGCTGCGATCTCCCTTCCCCGCGTTAATACAAGTATGCCGCCGCAAGTCATGGAAGAACAGGCCCTTCGAGAATTGAAGGACAGGTTCACGAAGTTGAATGATCGGAAGGAGGCAGACATTCTCCTTTCAATAGAGGAGGAGAAGGAATGGCAGGCATGCTTTACTGTCCTATATCCGGAGGGTTGAAGGCAGGCGAGTGTATACGAGCACTTCGCAATGTCTCTGTTTGCAATGACAACAGGCATGTGAAGATAAAGAAAGATAAATTGAACTATCGACGCGATTGATTGTCTAACACTATGTACAACACAATAATACAACGATTGGAGTTATTGCGATGAATGATGATAAAAAATACGGAAGTATGTACTTAGCGAAACAGGGCGAGCTTGAATGAACAGGCCAAAATTGCCCTACAAGCTAGTGCTAGTTCGTTGGGAAGATAGCGAGCAGCCGATTTCTGCTTGGCAGTGGATCGACAATTACGAGGTTCCGGAGATCGTAGAGTGCGTCTCGGTGGGCTACCTGATCGCGGAGACAAAAAACGCGGTCGCGCTTGCCCCGAACATCGGAGACATCAAGCGCAACCGTGGGCAAGCCAGTGGAATCATTCGCATACCGCGCGCTGCCATACGCGGGATGCTGAGCCTATAGCTTTACTTTGGCTTCTTGCGATCAATGCGATGAATTGGACGAAAGGTATAATGATGGCTACAAGGCAGGAATAAAAGAGATGCAACTCCCCACAGCAGAGCAATTCGAGGTGTTCGTACCTCGCAACAACGGGCACGTATTGGTCAAACTCACACTATTGAATGACCGCCCTTCCCTAGATTTCATACACACTGCCTTCCTCCACCTTGTCGTGGAAATGTTGACGAAGGCAGAAGCACTGCCAGACGGAGCGGAGAGATGCGTAACAGTGACGGATATATTAACCTTCGCAATGCAGAAATATGCGGTGTGAAGGCGGGAAGTAAGAGGGCAGAGGAAAACAACTGGAGGATGCAAATGAAATACAAAGTATATGCCGATACTGAACATGGTTGCGAAAACGATAGTATTGCCGTTCGGGAGGATGGGCTAGAAACAGTTGCTTTTGGTGGTATACCTGATTCATATAAACACATCAACCAATTTTACTGGGATCGCCCAGGAAAATATCCAACGAAGGGAAAGTTGTTGTTTGAAGGGGAATACGAACAAACCGAGGCTGATAAACTCTGGGAACCATATCCATGATAACCCTCGCACAGCGAAACCTTGCCGCAACAAAGCGAGCCGCCTGCCGCACCGGAAACAGAATCGTGGAGACACCGATAAGGTGTATTATAATGCCCGGCTACTCTCTTCCACCCGCGCGTGTTGAAGTGGATGCGGCGCTGCAACAATTGACAGCGGCGCAGCTCATGGATATTGTGACGAAGCGCCTGCAACTAAAGTAAAACCTGTAACAAATTGTTACACTCTTTACGAACAAAACACATAGACAAGGAGAAAGAGATGCGTTCAAATGCCTCATACCGCGTTAATGCCCGCAGGAAATCGGCCTTAATTCGTCGTACTAACAACCTCACTATCTGGAAAGGGATGCTTCAAAAGAATCCTAAAAGTGAGATTTGCCAAAAAAAGGTTTCAATTGCCGAGACTGACATTGCGAATCTAATTCGCAATATTGGATAATAACAATCTCAGCATATAACAAACAATCGAGGATCGAACGATGACCTACCGTGCACAAGTAACCCTCCCCGGCGAAGTCCACACGAAGATGCCTGTCTTCGCAACGGAACAGGAGGCAGCAGAGTACGCCGAGCAACAAGCAGATGCATGGCGCCTCGTCACTGATTACAACACGGTGCTGGTGGATAAGCCCGCAACTCATGCGATGAGGAAAGGTCGCCTAATCGTATTGTAATGACGGCAGCACAAGTTTATTCACTGTTAATACCTAATCTATGGCATAAGCCAATAAAAAGGAGAAACACAAAATGCATCTTTCAGATGGTCGTACCTGCGAAGCACTTCCCTGGGTAGCTCAGACTCCCTGCCCGTGGAAGCCTGGATACTCAAGGGTTTTCATCGAATTCACAAAGGAAGAAAAGAAAAACGCTCGGGTAAGTCCTGTGCAGATGGCTAAAAATGGCCACATCCAAGTAATTAAAAATAGTAAGCTGCTCAAGTAACACAAGTCATGCCTCTTCATAAAGAGGAGGCATGTCTGGTATTGCAGGAGTAACAATTATGAAAAGTCAATTAGATTTCATAAGTATTGAAGAGGTTGAGGGTGTAATGGAATACCTTAAGATAGCCATTGATAAGGAGGATCGTTGGTATACAATTAAAGGACTAGACGATATGAGGCGTGTACATATTGCTTTATGCGAATGGTTAAAGGAACAAGAAGATGACAAACGCATACCAGCGGCGCCTCTCCCATCGCCTTGCGCGTAAAAGAGAGACATACACCGCTCAAAGGTTGGACAATTTCATAAGGATTGACCGTTTCATGTTGACCTTCGAGAATGCCTGGACCGCCCTCTACAATGAGAGGGTGCAGGTGCAATACCACAATGGTTGGTATTGGGTAATGGGGCGACGCCTTCGTCACAGTGCGTTGGAACGGTTGACGGAAATAATGCAAGCCGAATTACACGAACGGGAATTAGGAGAATAACCATGCCGATGCATAGGAAAGATTACGAGGCAATTGCAGAATGCATCAACGTTTCACAAGATGCAATGCAACCTCGTTACCTCAGCAGAGATATATTAATGAATACCCTCATTGATTACCTCAAGCATGACAACCCTCGATTTAATGCAGAAAAATTCCGGGAAGCCTGCCTGAAAGAAGAAGGAGAATAACCATGCTCCGTAGAAGTAATCGTGATACCCTAACCGCAGATCAGCGCCGTTATGATCGTATCCTTCGCAACTACGACCGCATCGGGAAGAAGAGGGAGAAGGAGGAGGATGAATGGATTATCATCATACTCATTGTATCCCTCTGCGCACTGTTGATTGCCGGTAGTATAATTTCCATCCTCCACACCATCTACGGTATACACACATGAACATCCCTGGTTACGATGCATGGAAATTGATGAGTCCTGAAGATGAGTGCCCCTCACTCCCCGAAGTCCCTGAGAAGGTGATGGAGGCAAAATTACAGGAATGGGTACAAGACCCGCCTCGCTGGTTGTGGGAGAAGGTTGAGGAGGCCTGCCTTGAGGATTGGAAAAACAGGAACAAAAGATGACAACTGCCCTTTTCATCCTCTACTTCTTCCTTCCCGTACATAAGGTGCACAAGGAGACAAGGAAGGAGATATGCCCCGGCGCAACCTACTTCATAGTACATGGGCATCATGCTCCTTGGATGAAACATGAGAAGTTGTTATGCAGGATTGGGAAACATGACTTTTACGGAGATAAGAAATGACCGACATGCACCGGGAGGCTTTTGAGCAGTGGTGTGCACGGCGAGGGATTGCCACCAGTCCAGAGCATCGCACCTATGAATACGAACAGGCTTACGAAGAATGGCAAGCCGCCATGCGCCGCCGCGACGAACAGGAGAAAGGTGATGAATGATGTAACTGTGCTGCCTGATGGAAGTGCTTTCTTTACTGCCTCATTTCCACTCCCAAAAGATCACTGGCTATATGCGCCAGCGTGTACCGAA